GAAATCACTTACTACTTCCCCGATAAACCAACGGCGCATTATTGCTATTGTGAGTTTCGGCATGAGATTGGCGAGCAGATAGCGCGGGAGATTGAGGCTGATTGCAAACAAGGCGGTGCGATGGCTTGTGGAATTTCTGGAAATTATCAATGCTCTTGTTCTGGAGCCGCCACTATCGCTAGGGGTGAGAAGTGACCCACGATGAATTGCTGGCTGAAATTAAATCTCTAAACGATTCTTGTTCCGTTTCGAGCCGTTTGGGAAATGCGCTTAAAGCGGTAGTGGAATTACATAAGCCAGTTGAAGTTCCTCATAATGATTACGCTACTGGACTGGGTTGTTCTGCACCTAGTTGCCTTGATAAATATGCTGAACCCAGCCCTTACCCTTGCGAAACTATCCAAGCCATAGAGAAGGAGTTGAAATGAACCTAGACGAATTAATTTGGCAATGCGGAGATTGCGGTAATACCTACGAATACTCAGTTAAGTATTGTGTTAATAACTTGCTCGATAAATTAGCAGCAGAGAAGGCTCACCATGACTTTATGGAAGAGCAATACGCGAATGAACCTAATCAAACAACTAAAGATGCTATTGAGGAAGCGAGGAAGATGAAGTGAGCAGTTTTGACAAGTCTTACTCAGGACTAAACCAACGGATGAAACCGCTAGTGATGCGAGATAAGGGTATCAGTTATGGCGAACTATGAGTTCGAGTGCGAGCTAGACGGAATCTATGATCGCCAGTTCCCTATCGGAACCGCGCCAGAAACTGTTGAATGTCCGGTCTGCAAAGACCCCATGACCCGCAAGATTTCCACTTTTCGCCCGATCTTTAAGGGGTTGGGTTGGGGTGGCAGTAAGTAGATTTCGCTCACCAGAAGAGCGCAAGTGACCTAGCCCCTGCCCGTCATCAGGGGCTTAGGTGTAAAATCAGACGACATCCGAAAGGAATCACAATGAACAGATCACTTACAGTTTGCGAAGTTTCAATCGAACGGGGTCAGGAAGCCCGATAAAGGCTTTAAGCAAAATCCTCTTAATAGCCATCTTGGTAGGGTTTTGCCAGAACATCAGCGCACAAGCAGCCTTCGCGCCAAAAGAGCACATCTCCTTCATAAGAGAACCTAAGCTCTACGCTAAAACGCTGATCCCCAATAATCATCAGTACGCCTGCCTTGTCAAATTATGGACTCAAGAATCTCATTGGAATCCTAAAGCCCTTAACAGGTCATCTGGTGCTTATGGGATAGCTCAGTTCCTCCCGACAACATGGCGCAACTACAACCTTAAAAAGACTTCAAACGCCATGAGGCAGGTAGAGTTCGGGCTTCATTACATAAAGGTTCGCTACTCAACGAGCTGTCAGGCTTGGCAACATGAACAAAGATGGGGCTGGTATTGAAACAAGAGATAGCTGAAGCGGTGCTAGGTCGCTCACGGGGGTTCTGCGAGAGATGCGGAACCCCCTCACACGATCTAGCCCTGCACCATAGAAAGTTAAGAAGCCGGGGCGGCAAAGACTCGGTGACTAATCTCGTAGCTGTCTGCCACAAATGCCACAATCTCGGCACTCACTCGATTCACTTAAACCCTAAAGAGGCTACCGAAAAGGGCTGGATGGTAAGCGCGTGGGGCGACCCAGACTTAATCCCTATCACTCTCTCAGACGGTACTCAAGCATTACTGAAAGATGACGGGAGCATGGAATCGGTGTAATGTAAGCAATCCAACAAGAAAGGCAAACAACATGAATCAAATCGTTATTGAAGGCAATCTAGGCTCTGATCCTGAACTCAAAGTATTCGGCGATGAAACTCTCGCCACATTTTCATTAGCGCACACTCCGCGCAAGAAGGTTAATAATCAATGGCAAGACGGGGACACAATTTGGTTTCGCGTGACCTTCTGGAATACAAAAGCCGACAATGTTCTCGACACGCTCAGAAAAGGTGAGAAAGTCCTAGTTGCTGGAAAACTTGCCCAATCTAAATTCACGGGCAAAGACGGCGTAGAAAAGACTTCACTTGAGATCGCCGGAACTAACTTTTATCTTGTAGCTCGTGGCAAGGGTGGTTCATCAACCGCTTCACCATCAGATTTCTTTGCTTCTGTTCCTACTGAGGACAAGCCAGCATGGTAGAGGAACTCTGGACTTCAAAGCAGGTTATCGAACATCTTGAAATTGAGATTAATAACTTGCGCCAACTGCAATTTCGCAAGACTCTGGCATGGGTGAAGAAAGAAGGTAAGTCGGTTTTCTATCTCGCCGATGATGTCAGGGCCTACAAATTAAAACGCGAGGCGCGTAAAACAGTAAAATAACTACATGATCATTGATAAGGAAGTAGTCAGCCTCGCCGACATAGACGAGGCTATTGCCCACCTTTCTGAAATGATGAAGGACAGATACGGAAACAGATTGACTCATCAGCGCAAGGCATTTCTGATGAGCGAACTAGATTCTTTACTCGATGCAAGGCTGGAGGCAATAAGTGAACTTGGAAACAGTAGCGATAGAGAGCCTAAAGCTAGACCCGAATAACGCCCGAAAACACTCGAAGCGTAATCTTGATGCTATCGCCGCCAGTCTTAATAGATTCGGACAGCGTAAGCCGATAGTCGTTCATAACGGAACGGTAATCGCCGGCAATGGAACGCTAGAAGCCGCCAAAAGTCTAGGCTGGACAGAGATCGGGATTACGCGTTGCCCTGATGATTGGGATGCCGATACTGCTAAGGCCTATGCGCTCGCTGATAATCGCTCGTCTGAGCTTGCTGAGTGGGATGACCTAGTGCTGGCTAATCAACTGCTCGACCTTGATGGGGTGGGTTGGGATATTGAGGTGTTGGGGTTCAATAGACCTACTTTGCCCGACTTCCAACCCGAAGAAATAGAACAACCGCGCTTAGATCAACGCGCTTCTATTATGTGCCCTCAATGTTCTTTTGAATGGCGTGTAGGCGCAAAGGGTGAGATTGAGCCTGTATGAGTATCTTGATTGCACCTTGTTCGCATGAGGCCGCAAAATATGCCGTAATGAATTGGCACTATTCGCGCCAAATGCCCATAGGCAAATTAATAAGTTATGGCGTTTGGGAAGATGAAGTTTATATCGGTGCAGTAATTTATGGGCGTGGCGCATCGCCCGAATTAGGTTCAGCTTATAGTTTAACTCAGATTGAGTGTTGCGAATTAGTTAGAGTCGCGCTGAATAAACACAAAGCATCAGTTAGCCAAATAGTCGCGCAAACAATAAAAATATTAAAAGAATCAAATCCGGGGCTGCGTTTGATTGTAAGTTTTGCTGACCCTGAACACGATCATAAAGGCATAATTTATCAAGCAATGAATTGGATATATTGCGGTCAAAGTTTGCCAAGCAAAGAGTATTACTACAAAGGCAAATGGTTTCATTCGCGGATGCTTAGACCTACGGGATTTGGAACAATCCCTGAAATTGCTCGATTGTCTAAAGATCAGCAAAAACAATTACCTACAAGAGAAATGAAAGGCAAATATCGTTACATTTATCCATTAGACAAGGCTATGCGTAGAAAAGTAGAAAAGTTACGCTTGCCTTATCCATCTGCGGTTGAAGGCTCAATAGCGAGCCGCGACAATTCCGTTGTCGAGGTGCAAGTGCAATCCTTGCCAACCGCTCAAGAATCGTAATCCGACAATGGCAGAAAACACTCCGAATGTAATCAATCTTGACCCTGCGCTATTTGAGAAAGAGCGACAAGTCGTTCAATACCGACAGGGCGGCGCAACTTTTGATGCTATCGCTAAGAAACTCGGTTACGCAGATGAATCGGGAGCCAGACTTGCCTTCAAACGGGCGATGGAGAGGATGCGCGATGATGCTCTCAACAACGAGATGCGTGAGCTACATAGGCAAAGACTTGAAGTTGCACTCACCGCTATCTGGCCTGATGTAGTCAAAGGAGATTTAGAAGCGATTAAGGTTATGCTCAAGATATTAGAGCGCGATGCCAAACTCTACGGAATAGATGCGCCAGTAAAGACTGAAGTGGAGGTGACAAGTTACGATGGAAACCTTTTACGACAGAGAACACGCGAAATTGTCCGCGCTATACGAGAAGTTACAGGATCGCCGGATAGCGTGGGAGAACGATCTAGCGAGGCCGGAACAGTTACCGAGTGATGATGAGAACTGGAGCATTTATCTCTACCTTGCTGGCAGAGGCGCAGGAAAGACTAGGACTGCGGCTGAATGGCTGGCGTGGGAAGCGACTACCCATAACAACACCCGTTGGGCAATCGTGGCTCCTACCTTCGGCGATGTGCGCGATGTATGCGCTGAGGGTGAGTCTGGAATCATCAACATATTGCGAGATTACGGCTCCCTAGCAGATTACAACAGGTCACAGGGCGCAATAACCCTCACTAACGGCTCAAAGATAAAACTATTTTCTGCCGATGAACCTGACCGCTTGCGTGGGCCTCAACATCATGGCGCGTGGTGTGACGAGCTAGCCGCGTGGAGATACCCTGACACTTGGGATCAGTTGCAGTTTGGCATGAGATTAGGCGATCACCCAAGAACAGTTATCACCACAACTCCTAGACCTGTATCCCTTATTAGAAACCTAGTTAATCGCACCGATGGAAGCGTGAAGGTTGTTCGTGGCTCGACATTTGATAACGCTAAGAACCTAGCACCTCAAGCCCTTTTAGAGTTACAGGCAAGATACGCCGGAACGCGCATGGGTAGGCAAGAACTTTATGGGGAGTTGCTTAATGAATCAGACTCAGCCCTTTGGACACGCGCTCTCATTGAAGAATCAAGAATCAAGCCCGAAGATGCACCGCCTTATTTCCGCGTGGTTGTAGCGATTGACCCTGCCGTGACGAGTGGTGAGTCAAGTGATGAAACGGGAATCGTTGTCGCAGGTGCTACACCTGATGGGCATTACTACATTTTGGAAGATGCGACTATGCGCGGAACGCCTGAAGCGTGGGCGAGAAAAGCCGTTGAGATGTTTAGGAAGTGGAAGTGCGATCGGGTAATCGGTGAGGCCAATAACGGGGGCGACATGATCGAAGCCCTATTAAGACAAGTCGATGCCTCAATCCCTTATCGCAAAGTAACCGCTACTAGAGGCAAGCGAGTCAGAGCCGAGCCGGTATCTGCCCTCTCTGAACAGTTACGCCTTCACTTTGTCGGCAATGATTTCGCACAGTTAGAAGATCAGCTAGTGACATGGGAGCCTGACTCTGATAAATCGCCAGACAGAATGGATGCGATGGTGTGGGCGGTGTCCGACTTAATGGGTGGATCAGTTGCGATGAGATCGTTAGCGGCGATGGCTGATTTCTGTCCGAATTGTAGATTGCCTTTAGTTCGTGGCACTAGATTATGTCCTCGATGTAATCACGCTATCATTACACCAGCCTGATATATAAGGGGCGCAATTAAGGAGAAACAATGGGTCTGCTTGACCGTTTAGCCAAAGCAATCGTAGATGCACAGATCGAGAAGGCTCCAAGTAACTTACCTGCTGGCGCAGTCGTTATGTCTGAACAACAGATGCGAGATGCTAACCAGCAAAACACATACGGCGCACAGACTCCCTTACAACGCAATCCCCTTATGTCGGGCGTTCCTTTCGGCCCTGGTCAGCCGATTATGCCTGGCGCAATCAACCCATTACGCGATGACGGCAGAGCTGACCCACGCCGTTATGAGTATCAAGTCGCTCAAAACCTCAACATCGGCACAGAGCAGAAACTCGTTCAATTCAAAACACTTCGCGGAGCAGCAGAGCAGATTGACATTGTGCGCCGTTGCATCGAAGTATTAAAGGCAAAGATTTCAGGTTTAGATTGGGACATTGTTATCGCTCAAGATGCAAGCGAAAAGATTATCTCCGAAATCGGTGGCGATCATGTTCGCGCTATGTCACAGGCTCGTTCTAAGTTTTCAGATGAGATTTACCGCTTGCGTACATTCTGGGAGAATCCAGACAAAGCCAACGGACTGACCTTTATTGACTGGATGATGATGTCGCTAGAGGAAATCCTTGTGCTAGATGCGTGGGCTATCTGGCCTCAAAAAACAGTCGGTGGGGATTTATACGGCTTCCAGATTTTAGACGGCTCGACCATTAAGCCACTTTTGGATGATCGCGGTATGCGCCCGATGCCGCCACAAGCCGCTTACCAACAGATTCTCTATGGCTTCCCTCGCTCTGAGTTTATGGCTAACTCTGACGATGTAAATGCAGACGGCGAATTCACTTCAGATGACCTTTCCTACTTCATCCGCAACCGCAGGGCTAACTCTGTCTATGGCTCCTCACCTGTTGAGCGTTGCCTACCACTAGCTGACCTTTATTTGCGCCGCCAGCAATGGTTACGCGCTGAATACACCGATGGCGTTACCCCTGAGATGATGCTCACCTCGGATGCCGACTTCGGTAATGACCCTCTTGTAATGAAGCAATACGAAAACATTATCAACGACAACTTGGCAGGTCAGACAGAACAGCGCAAACGCGCTCTTATCTTGCCTTCCGGTTTGAAGCCTGAGTTCTATGAGGGCTACGGCGAGAAGTTCAAAGCCGCGCTTGATGAATACCTCATCACCTCTATCACCGGACACTTCGGCGTTCTCCCAACTGAGATCGGGTTCTCTCAAAAGGGTGGACTCGGTGCTTCAGGTCATCAGCAAGGCGAAGCAGAAGCCGCGCAGTCAATCGGTGTCGCGCCTTTGGCTCAATGGATTTCTAAGATGCTCACAAACATCTCTTATACCTATTTAGGTATGCCACGCGAGCTAGAGTTCAAATTCATGGTTTCTGAAATCCGTGACAATGAGGAAATGGCTAAGAAGTCAGACCTTGAATTACGCGGTGGCACAAAGACAATCAACGAACGCCGTTCAGAGTTAGGCTTGCCTTTACTCGATACTCCAGCCGCCGATCAGCCAATCCTTGTCGCTGGTAATGGCGTGTTCCTCTTTAGCCCAGAGGGAATCGTGAACGCTGCCGCGCCTATTGCCGGTGTCGAGAATGTTCAAGACGAAGTTGATCCAATGGCACCAACTGAGCCAGCAACCGATGAGCCAAAGCCAACGGAAACTTCATCACCTACTCCACAGCCTAAAGATGAAACCCCCGACTTTGAGAAGGCTGGAGTTCCCTCTATCGCTGAAGCCGAAGCCGCACTAGGTCGCCTCTTGGTATTACCTAACGCCGCCGCAAATCACGCCGAAGATGCAAATGTTGAGGACACAGTAGAAAGCCCGTGGCCTACTGTTCCATTCTTTTCTGTCGATGCCGATGTCTGGCAAAAGGCAGAGTTGAAACTTGTGCCAGTAAAAGACCTTTACGCAACCGACACAATCCTTGACAGATCAAAGGTTGAAGATCGCATCAAGACAATGGGGCAATCACTAAAGCCGTACCGCAACTTCCCTCTCGTGTATGACGATGGCGAGAAGCAGGTCATCGTTGACGGGCACCACCGCCTCCTAGCGATGTGGCTTCTAGGCATGGATCAAGTTCCGGTCTGGGTCGGCACTCCCGACATGGCTAAAGAAGCCAGCGTTGAGGTTAAAGCGTTTCTCAAGTGGGCTAGTAAAGGAAAACGCGCTCGCCAATTTGAGTTCAAAGCCCTAGACCCAATCGTGGGAGATGCTCTTAATCGCTGCTACTTTGATGGCGATACCGACACGATGAAATCTCTGGCTAAGGCTTATCTGACATGACTCTAGGAGTCCATCAAGTTGATGGGCGCATTGCTAGTAATTCAGCAGTCAAGATTCGCGCCGCGCTCGCTAAAAGCGTAGATGCCAGAAAAGTAGTCGCAGATTACGCGCACACTCACCCGACCGTTTCTGAGTTTATTTCTCAGGATAGGGCGAGAGCTAGAGCATGGGCAATGCATAATGTGACCCTAGACCACCAAGCCCTAGAGGTCGCGCTAAAACAACATTACGCGCAGATGTATGTCACGGGCGTGGTGTCGGCTTATGAGGCGGTAGGTAAGTTACGCAAAGCAGTTAAAGCCCCACCGCATAACTGGAACCCTAGCGAGTTTGCTATTCAAGCATTACAAGGCGCGTTTAATTGGGACACATGGAAGCCTGGCAATCCTGCGGCTGAAGCGTTACTCAAACCGCCTGGCGGGTTAGAGAAGTTACTCAACGGGATAAAGATTAAATCCCTAGACATGAAGACAACGAGTTATGACCTACTCGGAAGCAAGTTAGCTGACGGGTTTGCCATAGGTGCCAGCCCAACTCGCATGGCTTCAATGATTGAGGACTCACTTTCTACTCCTGAGCGTTCTTTAATGATTGCGCTTACTGAAGGCTCACGCGCTGCAAACGCCGCAAACATGGACTCTTATCAGGCATTAGGAGTTGAGCGAATCGAGTGGGTAGCCGTTGATCCTTGCGAAGAGTGCGACATTGACGGGGAGGTGATTGACATAGGCGACACATTTTCCAATGAAGTAGCCCCTGACGAGTTACCTGTTCACCCAAATTGCCGATGCTCGACAACTCCAGCCGAGGTTGATTACTCCACCTTTGATTACTCAGCGGCTTTAGATGCAGCACTTAACGCAGACAATTAAAATAACCATTACAATTAAACGATAATCCGAGAGAAGGAAAACAATGGCTCTTATCCACACAAATGTAACAGTCGGAACAACTCCAACTTTGCTTGTAACTATTCCAAATGGCGTAAAGGGTGTGGCTGTTCAAATTCAAAATCGTGATTCAGTTGCTATTTATATTGGCGATTCAGCGGTTGCAGTTGCAACAGCAGGTGGAAACGGCGGACATTCAGTTGCCGCAACTACGGGTGCGCTTCAAGTATGGATGAACGGCAACGATTCAATTTACGCAATTTCAGCCGCAGGTACTTCAGCCGGCGCAGTTTCAGTCATCTATTCAGCCTAAAGGAGAACAATGGACTTCGCTAATTCCTATGCAGCAATCATCAAGCAAGAAAAGCAAGAGGATGGTTCTCTCCTTGTCTATGGGAAAGCAACTGATGACTCTCTGGACATTGATCAACAAATCTGCGATGACACATGGCTCTCTGCCGCAATGCCTGAGTGGTTTAAGTCAGGTGGCAACATCCGTGAGCAACATTCTTCAATCGCCGCAGGAGTAGCTAAAGAGTATGAAGCGAAAAGCGATGGTCATTACATTTCTGTTCTTGTTGTCGATCCTGTATCTGTCAAGAAAGTGGAGTCAGGAGTTCTTAAAGGCTTCTCAATAGGTATCAAATCTCCAAGAGTAGTAAGAGATCAAAAAGCCGCTAACGGCAGAATTATTGACGGTCAGATCGTAGAGGTCAGCCTCGTAGATCGCCCTGCAAACCCAAATGCCAAACTCATGCTCGCTAAGTCAGTAGAGGGCGAAACCTCACTTGTCAAAGTCGAGGAATACACCGAAAAGGATAAATCTATGCTCGCTGAAGTCATTAAGGAACTCCACGCAGATTCCGTTAAATTCGATCAAGCCTCTTATGATGCGGCTCGCAAGGGAATCGCCCAACTCATCATCTCTGAAGCCAGCGAGATCGCTGACACCGACTCAGACGAGCGCGATGACATTGACACCCTGCTCTCTGCTCTCAAGCACCTCTTTAATTTCCGCGATGGAGAGTTAGATGAGGACAATGAAGCAGCACTTTCAACAGACGGCTCACTTCTCAACCTCTCAGCCGATGCCACTTCTAAGGATTGCGACTGCGATGGTTGCGCCGCTTGTCAGGCTGACGGTGGATGCGATGACAAGATTTGTAAGGGATGCACAAAGATGTCTGCTAAGACTGCCGACATTTCTAAGTGCCTAGAGTGCGGATGCCATCAAGTTGATAACGCTCATGGCAAGACTCAAGTAGTCGTCACCGGCGCAACCCCAACAAACGAAGTCGCCAATGTTTCAACAGCAACAATTATGACTCCAGACTCTCTCGGCGGAAGCATTAAGTCTGCCGAAGGTGAAACCGATGCTCCAGTCGATGAAGCAAAAATCGAAGCCGCCGAAGAACTCCTTGAAGAGAAGGCGACAGAAACCCCAGAGATTCTTGATGAGAAGTCAGTAACGGCCATCATCGAGAAAGCAGTAAAGAGTGCTACCGATAGTGTCAAGGCTGAGATCACCGAACTTCAGAACGCAACAAAGGCGGCTGAAGAGAAGGTGGTGGCTCTTGAGTCGGAACTCGTCATTGCTAAGTCAGCAGCAGCCGCAGGTGGCCCAAAGCGCACTGGTCGCGTTGCTGTAACTGACACAAACGAACTCCTCATCAAAGCCGCTGAATACCGCATTAAGGCATCAGCGACCTCAGACCCTATCCTCGCAAAAGGCTACAAGGCACTAGAGAAGGAATATCTCTCTAAGGCTGGAACACCTTCAGAGGAATAACCCCGAAAGGAAACAAATTGGCACTTCAAGCACCTAAAGCTACTGACCTCTTTGGTGAAAATGTTTCACCTAAGAAGGCCGCTAAGCTCATGGATGAGTTTCAAGGAGAACTGAACAAGTCCTTCTCTCTTCCAAACACAAACGGCATGACTCCAGCAACTGACACAACTGCTGCACTTGAAACACTCGCAGCAACTAAATCACTTGCTCCAGATGCTCTTGCTGGACTTAACAATGCAATCGCGGCTCAACGCCTCGCAATGCAGGATGTTCAAAAGGACATCACAACCTCAAGCCCACTCTCAACATCTTTCGCAGCCTTCGATCTCGAAGCACCTGCAAAGCTCTTGACACCACGCCCAACACCTCTCCGCAACCGTATCCCTCGTAAGAAGGGCGTTGGTACATCACACCGTATCAAGCGCATCACCGGTTACACAGGTACAGGCACAGGTGGACAAGGACAAATCTGGCCGGGTATCACAGAATCAACAACCACCGCTTTCGGTTCAATCAACTTCGAGCGCGGTTCTAAGATCAGCTACACCGCAGATGACATCATCCTGCCTTACAACTCATACTCACTATCTGACAGCGTTTCATTCGATGCTAACTTCTCAGGCCTCGGATACCAAGACCTTCGTCAGTTGTCATCAACTTCTACCCTCTATGCAACAATGCTTATGGAAGAAAGAATGATGCTAATGGCTCGCGGAACTGC